TGTTGCCATAATGAAGCAAATTAGGTTATTTATTTGTCTTTTTCTTGCGAATCTTATAAAAGTTACGCAAGGTCTTTATAATCCAAGCATTCTTGCTTGCCTTCATGATTTCCAAGGCTCTTGCAGCATCCATGATGTGAATGCCGCTTTCATCGGTGGATATTGCATCCTCAAAGAAGCCTTCTGTGTATCTTCTGCGAACACTGGCTGCGCTTGACATACAGAGAAAGGTTGCCATTGCCTCAAAACCTCGGATATGTAAGTCCTTTGGATTATACATCCCGTCGAACTCATCTTCCCATCTCTTAGCTTGTGACTGACGCACCTCTTTCTTCTGTGAATTGATGAAACGCTGAACTATTGGGATGTCTATATCTCTCAGGACACTGCCGTTTTCGTCAGATTGCATCCATTTACTGCATTTGCCATTATTGCATATCAGATAGTAATAACGGACTGTGCCGTCATAGAGCGTGATAGTGACGTACTTGGCTTCCACTTCTTCGGATTTTATCCATTTGGTCTTACGCTGGTAGGGTATTATTCTCTTATCTATTTGAATCTGCTTGATATGCTTATGAATAAGACGAGATTTCTCTTCATCATTCTCGGTTTTTTCTATTTTCTCCTTTATATCCATAATGGTCTCAACACCTTCTTTTACTGCTGTGGCATCATTACCTTTGATGGCATAGAGACGAAGAATATCTTCAATTCGTTCCTTAAAATAGGCAATATCCTTCTCGTATTCTATCTGCTGTTTCAGAATTTCCAACTTCTGTGAATCGAGCTCGACAGTTTTCTTTGTCTTAAACTCCTTATTGATGTCTCCATCGAGGAATGCCATTACGATGCGTGAACGCTTGTTTTCAAGGTCATTGAGACGTAACTGAATGGCATCTATCTTTTCCTGTATCGTGACTATCTTAGCTTCAAACTGAGATATATCCTCCTTGGCAGTTCCCCATAGATATTGGCTTTCCATATCTACGGCAACATACCATAGTAAAGCATCCAATGCACTGATGGAAATGGTAGTTTTGTTAGTACAGGTTTTCCAATTAGTAACTATCTTTGAGAAATGGTTGTTTTCTTTATGATAGGCATTGTGGCAGCGATAGATGAAAGTATGTCCAGGATGGGCACGCATTCTTGATCCACATTCAGGACAAACTATCAATGATTTGGCATAGTAAATATTCGCTATTCTGCCGTATCTGGTGTTATTTTCATTGGCAATATCTCTGCATCTATCAAACTGAGCCTCGGAAATGATAGGAGGATAGGCTCGCTCAAATGTACCTTCTGTTATTATCTTACGCCCTGTGAGGAGTTCGTTCTTCATTAGGTTGGCAATGAAATGCATGGTGAAACTTTTGTATTCACTTCTTTGATTTCCATGGAAATGACGATATTTGATACCTCGCTCTTGTAGCTCATTTGCGATGCGTGGCTGTGAATAACCGGCTTCGTATAAGTCAAATATGGTTCTAATAACAGAGGCTTCCTCTTCGTCAATAACAATAAGATTGCCTTTTTCTTCGTCAGCTCTATAACCATAAGGAAGACGCCCACCTGCAAATTTCCCTTCTGCTGCTTTCTGCTCTCTACCTCGATGGAATCTCTCTTTCTTCTCAATGATTTCCTGCTCTGCAAAGCATCCGAAGATGGAGAACACCAATGAGCCCATGGTGTCGAACTTCGTTCTATCAGGCTCTTCTAATAGACTAAAGGATGGTTTCAAACATTTCAGTTGAATCTTTCCCTTTTTGAATATATTGTCACGGAGTGAATAGAGAGTTACTGGGTCTCGGGACAGGCGTGACAGCTCAAAGATATAGACTCCATCAATATCGTTGCGCTCAATGGCTCTTTTGAGTTCATTAAGACCTTCACGTTCTGCTTCTTTGAGCTTTACACCGCTCTCTTTCTTAGCAATGATAATTAGGTCGTCATCACTATAGCCATCAATATATGCTGTATTTTTGAGGGCTTCTATCTGGGATTCGAGCTCCTGATTTTCGGTTGATACTCGAACAAATAATACTACTTTCTTTTTCATCGTCAATCCTCCTTTTTGTGATGATTATCAAACTTCTCAACTGCCTTTTTTATCCACTCATTTTCACTGGCTCTCATAATTTCAAGTGCTCGTTCCGCATCAAGAATACAAGTCTTCTTATCAAACATGCTTAGCGCATCCTTGAAAAAACCTTTATTACAATGCCTTTTCATGGTACTCATGCTCAAGCCTAAATACTCAGCCATCTGTCTATAGCCATGAAGATAGAGTCGTTCGGATGGATATTTGTTTTCGAATGCTTCTTTCTTTTCCGCTCTCAATTTTGCACGCTGTCTCAGTTTGGTTCTGTTGACCATTTTGCGCTCAATATTCACGGCTATATCATCCAAGACATGTCCATCTGCATCGGAATTTATCCAATGGCCTCCCTTTCCATCGGATGATTGAAAATAATAGTATTGTTTTGATTCATCATAAAAAGTAATAGTGAGATATTTGTACTCTCTATCTCTCACACCTTTGGGCCCTGATGAATATGAGATGGTTCGTTTCTCGATGCTCAATTGTTTGATGTGCTTGTGAACTAGTCGGAACTTCTCTTCATCACTAGCTGTGCTCTCAATCTTCTCTCTTATTTGCATGTCATTCTCAATGTTATTGGCAATATCGTTGGCATCAAAGATTTTCAAGGCATACATATTCATGATGTCATCAATGCGAGATTGGTAATAGTCCCTTTTATGCTCGTACTCGACCTTCTGCTTTAGAATGACAAGCTTTTGCTCATCCAGTTCGGAGAATTTCTTTTGCTTGGTTTCCTTGGAAATATCTCCTTCAATATATGCTTCTACAATACGTTCATGCTTGTTTTCAAGATCATCCATGCGTGGCTGAACAGCATTTATCTTTTCATTCAAACTTGCAATCTGTTCCTCAAAATGTGTTTTGTCGGCTATGGCTGATCCTAATAGGTAGTTACATTCTTTTCTAACGACTACATGCCAAAGGAGAGAATCCAAAGCAGAAATCGAAATACATATATTGTTACTGCAAGTGTGCTTGTCTTCAAGACCGTTTAGTTTCCTGACAACGGAAGACATAAGGGCATTTTTACATGAGTAATGCACTTTAGCTGTAAATGCCTGAAAAGGAGAGCCACATTCAGGACAAATAATCAGAGATTTGGCAAGATAGATATTATTCGTCTTTCCATACTGCATACTCTTCTCCTGTGCTATCTCACGGCATTTATCAAACTGCTCACCAGAGATGATTGTTGGATATGATCGGGCAAAAGCAGCATTGACACCCTTTAATTTTCGCCCTGTAAGAAGCTCGGAAGTTAATATTTGATGGACGAACCATATATCAAAGTTTTTTTCAGGACTACGATGCTTGTTATGAAAGTTTCGGTATTTCAATCCTCGTTCACTAAGCTCCTGAGAAATGCGAGAGAGTGAATAACCAGCCTCATACAAATCAAAAATTGTATGTATGATGTCGGCTTCATCGTAGTTGATGACAATAAGTTTGTTACGCTCGGCATCAATATCATAACCATAAGGTATGACACCGCCCGAATATTTTCCTTCACTGGCCTTCTGTCCTTTTCCTCGATGGAATCTCTCTTTCTTTTCAACTACTTCCTGTTCTGCGAAACATCCGAAGATAGAGAAAACTAAAGAACCCATAGTATCGGACTTAGTTCTGTCAGGCTCTTCCAATAGGCTGAAGGATGGTTTCAGACATTTCAATTGAACTTTATGGTCTTTGAAAATTTTGTCTCGGACAGAATATAAAGTCATCGGATCACGAGAAAGACGTGATAACTCGAAGATATAAACGCAGTCTATGTCGTTCTGCTCAATGACCGATTTTAGTTCATTGAGTCCTTCACGTTCCGCTTCTTTGAGTTTTACGCCGCTCTCTTTCTTGGCAATAACGATAATTTCACTATCGGTATAGCCATCAATAAGGGCAGAACGCTTTAGAGTTTCTATCTGAGACTCCAAAGTCTGTTTTTCAGTTGAAACACGTACAAATAATACAGCTTTCTTCATTTAACATTAATTACTTTGTATGGTTTATAACCATTGAGTATCTTTAATCATCAGTCGAATACTACGATTTCGGGTGCAAAGGTACTCATTTTCAGTGTAATTCTATGAAGCAAACCTAAAAAAGTTACGGGTATGTATTTCGGTGCTTTGGTATTCAATGCGATCGAGCAACGGACCGGAAATGCGGTTCAAGTACTTTTGTACTTGTCCGGGGTTACAGACGCACGCTTTCGTGGGGTGGTTATAGTAGCCG